TTAATTCTTTATTTTGTTCTTCCGTGTCATCTGTTAAAATTAATAAATTTCTTTTATTAATGTATTCTTCTCGTGTAAACCAATATTTAATTCCTTTTTCCAATTGCTCAATTGAAAAATATTCTTTTGGAACATTAAAGGTACCATATCCATCAAGTAAGTTAATTCCGAGTGGAGAATAATTTACTCCAAGAAAAGAATTATAATGCTCTAAAATATTGGTTGCATAAACCCATCCATGTGGAGCTGTAATTTTTAAAATAATAATATTCATACTAATTATTTAATAATGAAAAGTCAACATTTCAAAAACTATAATTATCTATAAAACTTATACATAATTTGGAGAGAAGTCAATTAATTAAATAAGTATCATCCATAATATTTTCTAATGTAATTTTATCATAATCCCAATACGGAATACGTTTTAAAGGAATGTTATGAGACTTAGCATATTCATTTTTTATATTATCATATAATTGACGTTCTTCTAATGTACTATTACTTCTAGCATCTTCTTCAAAATGTTGATTTCCATCATATTCTAATAAAAATTCATTATTTATTAAAAAATCATATCTTAATGGAGCTTTTTTAGGAGAAAGTAAATCTGGATATTTTTGTTGTCTATTAAATATAATAGAATTTTTTTCTAAAATTTGTGCAATCTTTTCTTCTCCCTTAGAATTCAAGCATCCACATGACAAAGTGCCTCCGTTTAAAGAAGCAATAGTATATTCAATAATACTGCCACACTCACATTTTGCTTTATAGATTCGATAAGTATATTTTGAAGTGCCGGTATCTTCATAAATATACAATTTACCAATATGCAATCCAACTAAAGTATTAATTGGTTTAGATAGCATTTTTGCATTGCGTGAATCGTTTAATATTAAAAGTTTTTCTCTTGCGATATCAAATTTGATACATATTCCACAACTAGTAGAATGATTAATTCCAGTTAATTGATTAGTACTTCTAATGCAAACATTACCGCAATCACATTGACATAACCATTGCATAGCAGAATGTTTTGGAATATCTTCTTTAATAACAAGTAATCTGCCAAATCGTTGTCCAAGTAAATTATATCTTTTTTCTATTCCTCGTTCTTGAAGTCCACAACCACAAGTTGTTATTTGTCCAGAACGTGCCATATAAGAAGTAGAAAACTTTATTTTTCCACAATCACAACGAAAAGCATATATTGGACGAGAAGTATGTCCAAGACGTTGATTACCAACTTTCCATAATGCTACAAGTTTTCCAAATCGTTGCCCTGTAATATCAATAGCATTTGGATGAATTTTTAATGGCGGATATTTCAATTTTAATTCTTCGTCCGTAATATTATCAAATGTTAAACTCATTAAATTATTATTAAATGTTGGTTGATTTTGTGGCAAATCTTTTTGATATGTATTATCTCTCATATTATTCCCTTAATTATTTAAAATACTAAAATCCACATTCTCAAACAAGAAATTGCGGCGAGGTTCAACATCTTCACCCATTAACATTTTAAGACTTTTGGCCGCGGCTTCCATATCTTTAATAGTAAGAACTTCTAAATGGCGTTCAGTTGGATGGAGCATAGAATTTTCCATATCTTCTGCTGTCATTTCCCCCAAGCCCTTTTGGCGCCCTTGCTCCCAATTAGGATAGTTTTTACGAAGTTCAGCGAGTTCATTATCGTCATAAGCAAATACACGTTTATCACCTTTTGTTAAACGATACAATGGAGCACGTAGCCAACATAAGCGTCCTTCTTTAATAAAGTCAGGCATAAGTACATAAAACATTGTAGCAATTAGGCACATGATGTTATAGCCATCAACATCAGCATCAACCGCAATAGCGACCTTACCATAATTTAACTTTTTACTATTGTAACGATTTTGAATTCCACATCCAAGAGCCATAATAATATCAGAAACTTCCTGGTTTTCAAGACATTCGTCAAGTGGATGCTTTAATAGATTTTTTACTTTACCCCGGACAGCATACAAAGCTTCGGTATTAACATTACGCGCGGGCATTAAGCCGCCCAATGCGGAATTACCTTCACAGATAATTAACATAGAATCTTGTCCGTGCTTTTCGCAGTCCTTAAATTTATCAGAAGAAGTAATCTTTTTCTTTTTATGCTCTGCTTCTTTCTTATCCATATTTAAGACTGCATTATACTCTTTTTCTGCGGCGGCAGCTGCTTTTTCAATCTTTTTGAACATTTCCACAATGGTATTAAATTCACTATTATATTTAATGTTCATTTCTTTCAAAGCAGAAGTAAAGGCAGTTGTAGCAAGAGTGCGTAGAGAAGGATTATTAATTTTAGTCTTAGTCTGATTAGCAAATGAAGGATTTTCTACTTTACAATTAATTACATAAAATAAATTTTTCCGAATATTTTCTCCTTCAAAATTTTGTCCAGATAAACTATTAATAGTTTTTGTAATAGCGGTTTTCGCGCCAGTTACTGGAGTTCCTAATTCAGGACAACGAAGACCATTTACAAAAACATATGGAGTTTCACGCTTAGTTCCCCATTGAAAAGCAATTTCTACGGTATCTGTTCCGTCAGAAGCTGTTCCTGTAATAATATGCTTTTGTAAAGGTTTTTGTACCATCTCTTTTACGAAGTCTACAATTCCTTCTTTCGCGCAAAAAGTTTTTGTTTCTTTTCCGCAAGATACAACAAAATCTATTCCAGGATAAAGATAAGAAATATCTTTTATATCAGAGCAAATACGTTCATAAGAATAACCAATTTCACCATTTGAAAAAACTTCCGGATCGGGAGTAAATATTATTTTTGTTCCATTGGGTTCATTAATTGTGCCTTCTTTATAATTTCGAAGCTCTCCTTTCCAAAAATTAGCAAAAGCAAATTTACTATTTCTATAACTTGTAACAGAAAAAGTTTCTGACGAAAGACATACACAAGAACCACCAATACCATTTAACCCTGATGCATTTTTATAAGCATCATGGTTGAATTTACCACCGGTATGAGATTGCGTGAAAATAGCAACAAGAACATTTTCGCCATTTTCACGAATGCCAAAGGGAACGCCTCGACCGTAATCTCGCACTGTTATTTTATTATCTTCTTCATTTAAAGTAATTTCAATTCGCTTGCCAAAACCTGCGAGCGCTTCATCAGTGCTATTATTAATAATTTCCTTCAAAGCTTGATATGTTCCTTCAAGGTCATCAGAACCTAAATACATTTGAATACGAGTACGAACGCCAGTTCGAAAATCAAGACTTTCAATGGAGTTAATGTCATAATTTTGATTCACATTATCCCTCCTTTTCTTTATATTTATTATATCATAAATTAAAAGAAAAGTCAAGCTATTTAACTTGACTTAATAATTTTAATAAAATAAAGTTAATAAATTTGCTTAAATTTTATACGTTTCATTAAATTATAAATATCATCAGTTGAATATTCTGGATAGTTTTCCTTAAAATATGCTATTACTTCTACATTAATATTGTAAAATTCTTGTTGTAGACGCGCGCGAATTAGTGGTAAAGCGAAATTTTCAAAAATAGTATTAGGTTTTAATTCTTCATAAGGCTCATGTAAATATGTCTCAAATTCTTTTTTACATAAATTTTTAATAATTTGTTGTATTTCAGTAGTTTCGGGTAAACGAGAAAATACTTCATCCACATTCAAGTTTACTTCAATAGGTTGATTCGTCATTCTTACACCCCTTTTTTTATTTATCTTTTTATATATGGATACTATATCATAAAATAAAAGAAAAGTCAATTATTTATTAGCTGACTCATTAATCCATTGTAAATAATATGAAATAAAATCTGCTTTTCCAAATCCTGGTGTCGAAGTATTTCTTGCCGCGAGTCCTACAAAATCTCCAAACAATACAAATTTTTCAGCTATTTCACACAAAGGTTCGATAAAAAAGAATTGAATATTATTTTTCATTTGCTCTTTAATAATGTCATAATCTGCTTTTGTAAAAATTTTTGTATAATCTTTATACCCTTGTCGATATAAAGCATATTTCCAATTTTCTTCTATGTATTTCATAGCTTGTGGAGTAGCATTATATTGCCATAAATTAAAATCCTTGTGCTTCGTTGGAGGAGCTTTTAATATGCGCAAGTTATTAGAAATATTTTCTCTTGTCCAAATTTGAAATACGCAACGAACAGAAAAATCTTTTTTATTATCAGTAAAGCTATTTTCTGGCAAATACATATATGCTTGTAAATTAAAATTAAAATCCAGTTCCTTTTGTACGCCCCATTTCATAAATGAGACAGGAACTATAAAAGCTATAATTTTACTATATTTTGCCGCGTGATTAAAAAAATCAATAGCCAATTTAGAACGCTTACCAAATGGAGGATTACCAATGGTAATATAATCATTACGAGGTAATTCTAATGTTAAAAAATCCGCTTGTTTAATATTATTTCCTTCAGGTTTAATATCAAAAGCGTCATATTTTGTTAAAAAGGATAAAAAATTTCCAGAACCAGCAGAAGGCTCTAAAAAATATTCGTTATCTATTTCTGGATAATATTGTTTAAGAAAACTATAACATTGATATGCTATAACCGGTTTGGTATAAAATTTGTCTAAATTAGTCATATAAAATCACCTTTATTTTAAAAAACCACGAATAGTAGGGTTATTTAATCCTCCGCAATTTTGCCAACCAATAGCAATCCTAACATTTCCAGCATACATGCCTAATTTTTGTCGGCTAGTCATCGATATTTTTCCATCACCATAAAAGTTCATTAAATCTTCCCCAGTATAAACATCTTGAATAGTATTTTTACCATAATGAAAAACAACTAATTTATCAGGAATTTGTTTATTACAAATGCCTTTAGTAACAACATCCATGACAAATTGCTTTTCAATTTGTGAGTCACTTTTTAAGTGGTCATAAAAATCTTTAACAAATTTCATTCGCACTTGTTCTTCAGCTTTAGTATAATTTTTATACCATTCCGTATCATTATTTTTAATAAAACTAGCTAATTTTTGATCAACTGGTGATTCATTTTCATAACTAACTTTATCGCCCAAATGTTCAACTAAAATATCATATAAATGATTTTCAATCATATAATCTTTATATGTTTTTGAAAATCCATATCTAGTTTTAGTATTAAATAAACTTGTATTAAACCAAGTCCCATTGCCACTACTTTCTGTATATTTTATCTCAATAATTTCATCATTAATAATAAGATCGCCGTCAGCACTATTCGTTTTATTTCCAATCCAAGTAATTGTAATAATTTTATCATAACGTTCTTCGTATTGATTAATGAAGATATCCGCATGTTTTAAAATTTTAAACCAATCTGAAGTAGAAATATGTTCTGGATAAGGATTTTCTTTAGAGAAATTATTTTTAACTTTTACAATTGCTTGTTCAAATCCCTTGCCATACCATTGATTGTCTGCCTTTTTATTGGCCATATTTTCAATTAATTTCCTTTCTTCTTTTATATATTTATTATAATATAAATTAAAAAAGAAGTCAAGTATTACTTGACTTAACTTTCTCTATATAATTCTCCATATTCTTCAAAAAGAAATTCAATCATTTCTTTTCTATTCTGTTTATAGCGATTATTATTTAAACGTTCAATTAATTGCTGTTTAGTTGCTGGCATCCAGTAATCTTCACGCATTGCGGCTAAACATCCTCCATCACCGCAATAACAAATAGCACATAGTTTATTACCACGACCGCACATTTTATTTCTCCTTAATAAGCAACATGTTCAAAAATTTTTGGTTCTTCTGCTTCAAAGAAGCCTTCCTTTTCTTTATCCCAAAGAAAATATATACGTTGATTTGTACTTACTACGCTATATAAGCCAGGGAATTGACAAAGAACAAATCCCGCATAATAAATTCCTTCGTGAATATCACACCAATTTTCATTCATCGCTCGAATCGCTGTATCTAACTCATAATAAAATCCCATATGAGCCCTACTGCCAGTATCTGGCAAGCCAGAAGGAATACCACCATAAATCATTTCTTTATTGGGATATTCAAAAAGCATAATTTCAAAAATAGGGGTTGGGCTATTACCTTCTTTATCGGGATACTCTTTTTGATACCATTTTATATAATCTAATATTTCTTGGTATTTCGACATTTTATTCTTCCTTAATTTCTAATTCTTCAAAAATTAAATCTTTAGGTAAAAAATTTCTGCAAAGATAAAAACTGCCAAAACTAACACCTTTTTGAATTTCTTTCTTTAACGGATTAGTATAATAATTAATTCTTTTATCAAAAATTAGTGCTTGACAATCTTGCATATAAGGAAAACGCTTTTGGCCTTGTAAAGATGGAATAGGTAAAAGAACTGCATAGGGCTTATTTAATTCATAAAGTCTTTTAATTATATCGTCTTTACAAGAAAAGGGTGGATTTGAGATAATTATATCATAGGATTCTCGCGGTTCATAAAAGAAAAAATTTTGTCCCTCATCTATGTGAGTAGCAATTACTTTATTGTTGTTCGCGCGAATAAGTTTTACATATTCACTATCTTCTTTATCAAAAGGACACCAAATAATTTTATCTGGTGTAATATATTTTAAAATTGGTTTAACCGCGTAAGCCGGAGTGTAAACTTCGTCTGATGCTTTATCGGTTTTCGCAGTTAAATAACCTTTATTTAATGACATTACATTTCCTCCACAAACATATAATCGCATCCGTCTGTCATTTTAATAAATTCAAGCATATCTTTGTATCTAGGGTCTTTAAACCAGTCGTCAAGTATATAAGTATAATACACACTTTCTGGTGATACACCTAAATATTTTGCAATTTTACGATATTCTGCAATTTTAAAAGCACAAGTCTGCAATTTTTCATCGGCAGAACCGCCACCATGTTGAGTTTTCTTCTCATATATATTTAAGGTTAGTTGTTCTGGATTAAAATATGCTTCATCTGGTTTTAATTCTTTGCTAATAACAATCGGCACTCCGTTTAAAAATTTTTCTTTGTCTTTATTACAAGTATTAATACGCGATAGAGAGAAAAGTAAATCTGGGAAATTTTTTTCAAAATAGTTTCTTAATTTTTCTTGAGATAAATCAATACCTTCTCCGCCAATATATACCTTCTCTTCAAATTTCCGTCCAGTTGTTGTATCGCGAGAAGCATGAGTTGCCATAATTATTATTAATTCCTCTCTCTCTTTTTTTCTATAAATATTATATCAGAAACTAAAAATTAAGTCAAATATTTTTATATTTAAATCCATATCCTTCCCAAGTAATGAGGGCGCTTTCAATGGCACTATCTAAAACATAACATCGTATTGTACAATCAGCCCAACGAGCTAAATTTTTTTCTTTATGATGTTTATGAAGGTCATCTAATAATGATGCTTCTAATTCTCCAAATTCAAATAAGGCGTCAAATAAAAGATTTAAATTATGACAAAGGTATTCTTCACATTCTTCTTCACTAGCATACCCACCTGGGCCGTTACCGGTAATAGCAGCTTCCGTCCAAAGTTCGTCATAGAGAAATTCTTCGGCTTCTTCTCTATCTTCGAATTGAGATAGGTCAAATGGATCTCCGTCTTTATCCATCCAACATTCTATATCATTGGCTACTTCTTTATAATAATCATATTTTTCCATTTAGTTCTTCTCCTTCGGTTCATCAATTTCAACAGAAAATGGTTTTGTACTCAATTCTTTATATAAGTTCCAATAACTAGAATTTGAACCTATAATGGGCCACCAATAATGAGTCCCATCGTAATAATTTAAATATCCACTAACTTTATATTTAAAATTTTCTATATTAATAATACTAGTTAGAGGAAAAAGTTTAGCACACTCCGCGGCGGATTTACATATAGGCATAGTATCATAATAATATATCATGTTAATCACCCATTAGCAAGTGTAATAGAACCATCTTGACGTAATTCGATTATATCGTCATACAATAACCAATGTTTATCATCAATAGTTCTATCCATATGAAAGTGCCCAAAAAAATTAATTTTATAATCGACTTCTTCTTCAACAAATTTATCTAAAAAATTTGTAACTGGATCGAATAATGGCATATACTTATCAAACTTTTGAATAGTTCGATTAGAAGTAGTATGAGAAAGTACATAATCAACTTTCATATTATGCGCGCGTAAATTATTTGCGGCATGTTCAAATTCTTGATAAGAAGGAATTTCTTCTGGCCACCAACTTTTTCCTTCGATACGATGAGCGCGATCAATGCTAGTCGCGCCGCCCTGAACAAAAAAAGAATGACCATTAATAGTAAAAATCTCTCCATTTTCTAAGTACATGATGTGCGGCCGCACCTTACGTACAATACCGCCATTCCAAATCTCAGTTGGAAGTTGACGAATTGCTGTATAATTTTCATGATTGCCAAGAACAGAAACAACAGTAAAAGGAAGCTCTTGTGTCCACAATTGCCACCAGAGAGTTTCATTAGAAAGG